TCCCTTTTATTTCTTGTTTCTTTTTTATCTGCTTTTTCATATTTTTTGGGTCTATTTCCTTTGGTGTTAATGGTGTATCTTTTGTAATCCTTTTTGTTGGTCTATACACAGGGTAATCTTTACCACCTACATCTTTCCATTCTTCTTTAAACCATCTATCCAGTCCCTTTTTCGTTGGTTTCTTTCCGCTATATGTTCCACCTAATTCTTTATACATTTTTACAATAGCACCACTTCTATAAGCACTCGGTTTCTTGTAAATTGTATCAATATAGTTTTTTACTTGGTCGTATAACTCCTCATCGTCAGGTTTATTTACCATTATTATATATACTAATATGATATTATATTATTATATACTAATTCTAAAATAGTCCCATAATACATTTGCGAACCACAATTTTATTAACCATATCAATCCCTCCATCTTATATTTCCTGTATATTTTTATCTTTTTCTAAATCCTCACTTTCTTCTGTCGGTTCTAATAATCCCAGTTCTTCGCTAAATAATTTTGCGGATTGTCGCTCTAATGATGGTCTTGGTAATTGATACAATTGTTTTAATTCTGCTTGACTTCCATTTGGCGTTTCTACTGGTGTTATATCAATACAATTTTCAGGTATAGTTGTTAATGTATCCACACTCAATTTTCGTTTCAGTAAATTACTTGCTTCTACCAGTTTAACATATTGACTATATTTTTTGTTTAAATAATCTTTTCCTTCTTCACCTCTGTTCTCTCTTCGTAAGGATAAGGTCTTAAATAGGTCTATGGATAAAGTGTAAAAGTCCTTACTCTGTTTTAGTTCTAATTCCATATTTGCCTGTATTCCTAAATACAACTCATAAGCAGATAAAATACCCATCATCATACCAATTAAACAGGTTATACCGCTAATGACTGGTTGTTCTAATAAAGGTTGTAATCCTACACTCGCAGTTGAGTTTATTGATGCTAAAATAATTAATGGTAATCTAAAATACTTACCATAACCCTTAAAATGATAATAGCGTTTTCGGTGGTATTCACTTAAATTAACACAATTAATTCTTAATTTTTCCAATATTTCTTCTACTTCTGCCGTCCAACTCATACTTATATATATATTATATTAGATTAAATTACGCCATCTCTATAATTCCTATTTGTATTTTATTAGCATTTACTCTTACATTAAGAGGGTCTTGTGTATCTATTGTGCTTCCTGCTGGTATGTTTAATTTAAGTGATAATGCTATTCCTGTTTCTACATCTCTATTCGCAAAAATCCAACTCGCATAAGGTATTCTAATACTTTCAATACTAAAACTTGCTCCTGCTTGTGCTATAATAACTGGGGGAACGAATGACTGGTCTATTAATCCTGTTAGTGTATAAACTAACTCAATAGTGGAAGCACCATTACATACCCACCCACCATTTACAGAAGCATTATTAATACCAACACCACATAAATAAGAATTGTATGGTAAGATATTGACTTGGTTATTATTTAAACCAATAGGTTCTCCATATTTACCACTTATGCTGTCTGTTTCAATTAGGGGGATAGTTGAACCATCACTACTATTATCCCACCCCAGTCCTAATGTAAATGGAGCGTATATAGATACATCATCGTTTTTAAGATTAATCATAAATGTTGGATTGAGAGATTGTGGAATATTAGGCACTCCGTTTGCCTGTCCTTGTGTTTGTAATATTTGGTTTTGTCCTGCTCCACCGACATTTAATAATGATAATTCTTCATTATTGTTTGCTAATACAGGATTGAGATATAATTGTAATGTTCCGCCTGATGAGAAGGTTAATGTAGAACCTGTATCTATTGCCTGTGTTGCTCCATTTTTAGTTGTTAATATTTGTGATGATTGTTCGTATTCAAAATAATTGGTTGTTGCTGAAAAGTTCTCAATTGTAATAGATGTAGAAGGTGCGAAGCGTATATTAGTTCCACCTACTTCAAAGTTAGTAGCAGTTCCGTATCCGTGCGAAAATAAACCTCTACTTTCAAAGCGTCCTGATGAAGTATTAGAAAAAACATCTACATTAGTTATATCAAAAGCACCACCATCTAAATTGGAAGTCATAGGATTTTGGACACCACCGCCTCCTGCTGTTGTATCTACATAATTTTTGGTTGCTAAATCCTGTAAGGCAGTTGGGTCGGCAAAATTAACTCCTTTAAAAGTTCCACCATCTAAATCGCTGGTTAATGGATTGGTTAAAAATCCTGCTACGGCATTATCTACATATTGCTTATTTGCTCCGTCTTTATTTTGCGTAGGGGTGTCTAAATTATGGATATGGTTATTATTCATATTGAGTGTGTTATGAACCACAACACCATTAGCAGGTGTATTTTCAAAAATATTATCGGTATAAATATTATTCGTATTTTGGAGGTCATTTCCACCCATATTGATTGATGCTGTTGATTGTATTTCACTACCGACATTTACACCAATATTATCTACTGCTATTGTATTTACATTTTTAATACTCGTATTATTGAGATTAATATTGTTAAGTAATTGAATATCATTAGCAGGTGTTAATTCTCTTATAGCATTTGTTCCTAATGTTGATGTTTGCGTATCACTTGCTAATATAGTATCTTTTACTCTCCAACTTCCACTCGTTCCTGCTGTTTGTAATTCTAAATCTACTTCTGTAAAAATATTCGTTGATGGTGCTACAATAGTATTAGTGGTTGTTGGTTGAAATTGACTGCCTAATGTATTATTATCATTACCATTTTGGAAAAATACTATATCGCAGTTAGTAGAACTAATACCGCAATCAAAAACTAATAGTCCTCTATTTGGATTGGTTGGGTCTTCTTCATATTTAATACTGGTAATTGGTATATTATCACTTTCTAAAACATTATTAATAATTCGTATTACACTTCTATCAGGAAACGCTATAACTTCCGCCAATACTTCCTGCTTAAATCCTGTGTTTAAACTTCTCAATAAAAACATAATATTACCTTCCATAGCAGATATATTAGATGCTGACGCTATTTCATATCTAACACCAGCAGTAATACCACCATAATTATAATATTGTTGTGCGTATGCGTCATTTAATTCAGTTCCTTCTAAATAGAAAGATGATATAATACCTCCATTTGTTATATTAAAGTTATTAGCATCTAAATTAGCGTCCATAGGATTTTTCACTACTCCTACTCCTGTTGATGCTGTATTTTGTGTTGTGCCGTCAGGGAATAAAATATAACCTGCTCCTCCTGCTGTTGTTTGTGTAAAATTAATTGTTTCTACATTTTGTATTTCTCTATTACCAGCGGTTATGGAATTAAATACTATATCATTCTCCGTTGATAAACCAGCACTAAATATTTCAGGTGCGGATTGGGATATTGGGAACTTTAAATAATTAGCATCTAAAAAATCTTCATCTATAACTCCGCCATCGTTTAAAGTCCAATAACGAGGATTAAATACTGGGACATTTTCGCTTGGTGGTCTTGTTTCCGCCATCTTTTATATATATAATAGATATATTTTTAAGAAAACTAATTATATTTCATAAAAATATTAAGGTAATGTATCATAAGTTATAGCACTTGTTCCATCTTTATCTTCTTCAAAAACCAAAGTTCCACCAGCGGTGCTTCGTGCTAAATACTCAAAGCAAAAGGTCGCTCTATTATCTCCCCCTTGATGTCTAAATAAAATAGTCATATTTAAACCTGTTCCGTATGTAAAAAATAAATTAGAATTAATATTCGTCATTTGGTAAGCATACACCATATTATTTGTTCCAATATAACTACCACCATTATTGAGAGGAAATTGTGATGGACTACTTACACCACTCCATAAACCGCTCGGCATATAATATGGATTTATTTTTAAAACACCACTCGCATAAGCAGTTGAACCTGAATTATTCCAACTGGCGAAGCAGTTATAACGGATTAATACATAATCTAATGCCGACCAATTACCACCGAACTTAAATCTAACACCACCCATATAACCCTGATTAGAGTTCTGTGAAGCAGAAAGATTAGAATAAATAGGGGTAAAATGTTCTGTATGAGGTTGTCCTGATGTGATAGAACTAATTTCACCATTAGAACCAATAGTCATATCTACATTTGTATATGTTCCAGCAGAAGCACCAGTATAAGCGGAGGATTGTAATGTTCCATTATTATATTCCACATTTGTATCTATATGTATTCCAGCAGGGAACTTCTCTCTGTGTTCTGCCTGTGCCGTTGGGTATGTTAAATAAGTTTCATTCAATACATTTTCCGTAATACCACCGATAGTTCCATACTCAAAGTCCTTTGGGTTAAAAACAGGGACATTTTCTTTTGGAGGTCTATATTCACTCATCTTTATATTATATGTTTATATAATTATTTAGTAATTAAAAATATAGTATTAATATATATTATAATGAGTGGTA